AGTTATCATTTTACCAATAGGCAATTCAGCATTACATATTTCTGCTATTTTATATGTATTTTCAATCGCTTTCTCTGGTGCCCATGGCACTGCGTCTCGCCACTCCCATTCATTCATTATGTGCATGGGTGCTGTGCGGTCTGTTCGGTTGCGACCAACCAGAACTTCATATGCCTTGCGGTCTTGCACTGTTGGGTAAAAGTTGTCTGAGGTTGCTACGACTTGAAAGCCTTTTTTCTCTGCAAAGTCCAAAGCCTTGCGAGTGCTCATTGGATTCAACTCAATATAAAGAGTTTCTTTTTTGGCCAAAGGGAGCAGTCCCCAATCTGGGTTGGTTCCGCTCAAAATGATGACATTGTCGCTGATGTCAAACAAGTCCTCATAGCTCAGGCGAGGGTGATAATAAAAATGATCTTTGTCGGTGCTCTTTGTCACCAACTGATATATCTCTGTCAAGCCATCATTGTTCTTGGCAATGAAAGCCATATCGTTTGCGGGTTGCTTTGTCCGCTCAGTTGCATCTTCAACTATCGGTATCTCAACCCCAAGCAAAGGCTTCTTGTCAGCCTTTTTGCAGGCATGCTCAAAATTCACATGACCCCAAGTGCCAGAGTCGCATATACCGATAGCCGAACCACCGACAGAGTCAATGACTTTCTGCAGTGGTCCGTATGCTTTGCGGAAGCAGTATTCTGTTCTGGTGCGTATGTTCAACATTATTGAAGTGCTGCTTTGATCAGAATGAAAACCAATGCCCCGACGATTGAGCCTATTGTTGCTGGATCCATTAGATGTGTCCCTCCTTTTTGTACCATTCAATTATGCGCACAGTTGCTTCAACGTCATTGATTGACCTGTGCGCTCCGTCAATCTTAGTTCCAAAAAGCTCCTCATGTATATCCCCGAGCTTTTTCTTTTTGCCCCAAACAGACTCACCAACCTCAACTGTGCAGATGTGATCATATGGCCATGGGAACTTTGTCAGCTTGTCAAGTCGTTCCAATTCAAACTTTAATATCTTGCGATCAAAAGGCAAGTTGTGAGCGACGATTGTTTTCTCACCCAAAAAGAAATCACAAAGCCTGTAGTAACTAGCTATGAATGGCTTTTCATCTTTCAACATCTCGTCTGTGATGTTTGTGATCTTGATAATCTGCGGATCAAGCTGGTGCCCAGGATTGCAGAAGAACTCCAACCTATCAACTTCTTTCAAATCATCGTCGAGCTTGATAGCACCAAACTCAATGATGCGAGGTTGAATGTCTAGGTCAGAACCTTCGGCTTTGGGCAAACCTGTGGTCTCTAGGTCAAACACTATCATCTTGTTCCCCTAGCTTGTTTGAGTCCAGAGCTTCAAGCATGAATGAATACACACCTGTGTCATGAACCGAGTCAATAGTGCTCTCGCTGACGTTTGGCCAGTTCTGAGCATATCGGGTCAACTTGGCAACGATCATATTGACGATCCCGAACCTGTTCCAATCCTCAACTGTTTTAAGCTGAATGCCTTTGGGGAACAGAGCAGTCATGACCTGACCATGGGTCAGGTAGTTGTCGCCATATTGCTTGTTGCGTTGTTTGAATGTGCGAAGAGCTTCCTCGATGCAATCAATCGGGTGTTTGTTCTTCAGACTCTCTTTGCTCATATCCTTCTTGACGACCTTTTTCCGTGCCATGTTCTTCTCCTTCCTCATATCCTTTTTCATAAGCCTCATCTATCTTGGCTTGTATTTCTTCTTCAGGTATGCTTGCTCTGTCTATCGCATCTTTCAACTGGTCAAGCAATGTTGGTCTGATGTCAAATATGCGAGCAACCTTTTCCCTGTTAACTTCTATGTCGTTCCCGATTATCCTAATATCAACCATTAGAAATCTCCTGGAGCTACTTGCAGACAAGTGAGACCTTCACCTCTCCACATATCAACGACTGACTGTCTGTCCTCAAGCACGAACCAAATGTCTGACTCTTCAATGTGCTTTTGCATCAACTTCAGTTTACAAAAGTCATCAGACGATTGATCGTCAGCAGGTCTCATGATTAGCCTGTCACAAGGCACATCGTTCAGCCTCAGCCACTTGGCTGTGTCTTTGCGATGGCTCTCATCACGAGCAGTCATGATAACGATCTCAACCTCCCCACTGTGAAGTGCACGCAAAATGTTGCAGACATTTTCAATCGGCTTGTCGTTGATACCTGCGGCATTGAA